ACACAGACCCTGACGGGAGACCCAACTGATGGCTATGCCGGGTGTCCTACCATGGGTCCAAAGACAGCAGCAAAGGCGCTGGGCACACACCCGACATGGAATGCTGTGGTCGCCGCCTATCAAAAGCAGAAACTAGATGCCGACTACGCGCTGACCCAAGCGCGGCTTGCTCGAATCCTACGCCACACGGACTGGGATGATGATGCAGGGGCAGTAAAACTATGGGAGCCAACACGATGAATATGAGTGTCGCATTCAAATGCAAACTTAACGATGAGCAAGAGTTCATACTTGGGCAAGCCATGCTTCGCCATGAGAGCCAAATAGACCGCTCGTACCTGTCACTGGCAGACAAAAGAACTGGTGACTGGGCTACAACCAAGAAGCCACTAAGGAAGTCTGCCAGACGCGCTATGCTTCGGTGGTTTTACGACTACACCTATGGGCGTGAGTTTACCTTAGCCACCCTGCTTGAGAACAACGGAAGATATTCCGTCTATCACATGGCTAGGAAGCTAGTTGATGCGGGGGCAATCACTGAAGTCTCAGAGCATAACGGAGGAGCTGCTGGCTCCAAGATTTACATCGTGTCTGACCGTGAAGTGATCGGGAGGATGTTAGCCGATGGAGCATGAAGACATTGTTGTGAAGCCTTCGCATTACACACAGTACGTCATTGAACCAATCACATTTATCATGACTAACAAGCTGCCCTTCCACATAGGCAACATAGTCAAATATGCAGTCAGGGCTGGGTCAAAAGCCTACCCCAATCAGACCGCAGAACAATCAGAAATCACCGATCTAAAGAAAGCCATCCGCTACTGCGAGATGCGTATAAATCAACTTGAGGGAAACGAACTATGAACATGATGAACAGCACAGCTATCTATGGGCCAACCATTGGTATCAGTGAAGAGATACACAAGATGAAGTACCGCTCAGTGGGCGAGACCTTCAAGGAGGCAATGACCCGCGTAGCTGATGCACTTAAAGATGGAGAGGAACACTTCGAGGCCTTCCGTGGCATCCTCTACAACATGCGCTTCCTACCAGCTGGGCGTGTGCAGAGCGCTATGGGTGCTCCCCGGCGAGTGACACCCTACAACTGCTTTGTGTCTATGACTATCGAAGACAGTATGCACGGCATCATGGAAGCAGCAGCAAACGCAGCGAAGACCATGCAGCTAGGTGGTGGCATTGGGTATGACTTCAGCACCCTGCGTCCACATGGCTCCCTCATCCGCTCCCTCGACAGTAAAAGCTCTGGCCCTATGAGCTTCATGGGTATCTTCGATGCTGTATGTAAGACTATTGCTTCAGCAGGTCACAGGCGCGGCGCTCAGATGGCCTGTTTGAACGTGTCCCACCCCGATGTGGAGACATTCATTCGCGCCAAGAACAACAGCACTGAGCTTACACAGTTCAACATGAGTGTCGCTGTGACTGATGAGTTCATGCAGGCAGTTAAAGATGACACAGACTTTGACTTGGTGTTCGAGGGGCAGGTCTACAAGACTGTCAGTGCTACAGCGCTATGGGATGACATCTTGCGCTCGACTTGGGACTGGGCAGAACCCGGCATCCTCTTCATCGACCGTATCAACAAGAAGAACAACCTACACTACTGTGAGACCATTGCAGCCACCAACCCCTGTGGTGAACAGCCGCTGCCACCTAATGGCGCATGTCTCCTTGGTAGCTTCAACCTCGTGAAGTACGTTAAGCACAACGGCATCCAAAGTGGCGACAAGGCAACCTTCGACTATGAGAAGCTAAAGGCTGATATTCCGCATGTAGTCCGTGCCATGGATAACGTGGTGGACCGTGCAGTCTACCCACTGCCAGCACAGGAGAAAGAAGCCAAAGACAAGCGCCGCATGGGGCTGGGTGTCACTGGGGTAGCTAATGCCATTGAGGCGCTGGGCTTCCCGTATGGCTCACCTGAGTTCATTGACACCATGGAAGAGATCATGCGTACCATTCGTGACGGTTGCTACCGTGCGTCTATTGATCTGGCCAAAGAGAAGGGTCCATTCCCACTGTATAGCCATGCACTACTCGACAGTGACTTTGCTCAGACGCTACCAAGCGACATACGATATGACATTGGTGAGTATGGCATACGCAACAGCCACCTACTCAGTGTAGCACCAACAGGCACAATCAGTCTTTCAGCAGACAATGTGTCCTCTGGTATCGAACCAGTGTTTAGCCACTACTATGACCGCACCATCCAGACCTTCGATGGTCCACGGGTAGAGCGAGTAGAAGACTATGGTGTCCGTGAGTTTGGTGTCAAAGGTATGGCAGCAGATGCACTATCGGTGTTCGACCATGTGCGTGTGCTCAACCTTGCCTCCAAGTATGTAGATAGCGCTTGCAGTAAGACCTGTAATGTCGGGGATGATGTCACTTGGGAACAGTTCAAGGATGTCTACATGCAAGCCTATGACGGGGGCTCCTCTGGATGCACCACGTTTAGGGCCAGTGGTAAGCGCTTTGGCATTCTCAATGCCTCTACAAGCGAAGATGCTGCGATAGAGACTGTGGTAGAAGTAGATGCCTTTGTGGACGAAAAAGAGGGTGGCGCTTGCTACCACGATCCAGCCACTGGCCTCCGTACCTGTGAGTAAACTAGAGGGGCCCTTCGGGGCCTCTTTGCCCAACCATTGACAGGAGAACAGCATGTTCACTGTAGAGTTCGAGCAAGACCACACAAAGGTAGTAACAGTTGACCAGAGTGGCAAACACGAAGATGTAGAGATGTTTCTGGAGGAAGACGGGACTGTGTATATCAGACAGTTTGCCGAAGAGTTCAATGAGTACCAATTGCTCATCATCTCACACTATCAACTTGTAGACCTAATAGCTTCGATTGATGCGCCGGAAGGGGCTCACTCCGTAAAAATAGGAGGCAGTAATGATTTACCCACGGATTAAGACAGACAAGGACAGATGGCACAGCTGGTTTGCTTGGTATCCCATCAAGTACGGCATCCACTGGGTGTGGTTGCAGAGGGTACAGAGGCGCTGGTGTGACCACCCAGTTATAAAGGATTGGGATTACAGTGTGCCAACCATAGATGACATGGATAACAACATCGACTGGGATAAACTACTGTGAAGTGGTGGCACGGGGGCGGCTCCGTCTAGCAGTTCCTACTCCACCGTGCCGTTGTTACCGGAGTAACCAACGTCAACATAAGGATTTGAGCTGCCGATTACAAGGGTCATCCAAAAAACACTGATCGGGACTAAAGTGTGGTCCTGACCAGTGCTAAGTTAGTTCGCCGTTACTTCTGACGGAGCATTATGGCGAACAACAATCCAACTATTATTAGATCGCTGATTGGGAGTGCTATTCCATTAACCATGGGATCACCTTCCTTTCTTCAAGCTGACAGGAGTTGGCCTGCCAGTATTCTATCGATCAGTGTTTTTTGACTTTAGGATAACCAGCCGTGTATCTTGGTTGTCTGGTTCATTCGGTCCTCTAGGCCATGGTATCCACCATTGACCCGTCTTGTAATCTTACGGACAACCTCCTCACTTACTCCTTTGGCAGCAATGCGGAACAGGAAGTTAGTCTTGAAGTACCAAAGGGCTGTCTCGAATGCGTACTCGTTTGCACAGAGGTCGGGGTCATCCATTACATCTGGGAGGCGCATGTCTGAGGCAAACAGTCTGTAATTGTCACGACCAGTCAGCTGGAGATAGCCCCTGCCCCGCCATAGGTAGCCTTCGCCAAGGTTGCCCATGCGGCCACCATACACCTTGTCGGCTAATGCCTTTGGGTTCTTAGCGTAGGGCTCTGCGTCTTCTACAGTGTCAAAGCGTGTAGGCCACACAGCTTGGATGCGCTCTGGGGTGCTGTAATAGAGGGACTCCGTGGTCTTCTTAAATCCACCAGACTCGTGGTGAGACTGACCAAGTAGGTGCGCTGCTTCTAGGGCAGATAGTTCGTAGTGCTTGGCTATAGCCCTTGCTGTGTTGGGACCAAAGGAGCCATCTGCATCAACACCAACCTTCTCTTGGAGGGTCTTCATTGCTTCACTCATCGCTTAAATCCTTTAAGTGTTCTAATGCCGAATGAAGCTGCTATTGAGGCGTACATTCCAGCTTGAACCCACGCGGGACAGTTCTGAAGATTAGCAAATCCTGATGCCATGGTGTCTTGTAAGCCAGGTACAAAATTAGCAGCGAGGATAAGCACAAAGACCACAGTCCAAAGCTCATCTTTCCAACTGTTGTTTGATGCTTCAATGGCAGCTTGCTCCCAGCTTATCTCTCCGGTAGCCAGCTTCATCTTGGTCTCAGCTTCAGCTGATTTGATCTTGGCCTTACCGTCTAGGTAGCTAGTCGCTAACCCTACGGCACTTGTGAGTATGCTGATCATTTCTCGTGTCCTAACCAAACGGCAAAGGCACCAGTCATGGCCCCAGTTACGGTTGCTGTCAGTGCGGTTGCTTGGGATGTCATGGCATCTGGAGATAGACCCATGAACCAGTGCAGCACTTGTACATACATTAGGGTCATCACAGCCATCATTAGACGGGGCATTAGCTTCCAAGCCAACACCCGCTCCATTGCGATTGTCATAATGTTATTCCTTAGTTTCGCATTGCGTCCTCAAGCAGCAAAAGCTCCAATCTCTGGATGCTCATACGCATGTCTTGTAGGACTTCGCGGTCAGTCTGTTGGACTTGGACGTTTGCCACTGCGATTGACAGGTCGTGGGTTTGTTTTAAGTTCCACCCGGCCAAGCCTAGAACCACGGCCATGAGGCCGGGTATTATTTGCTTTTCCATAGCCGCCTCTTTCTTTAGTCAGCAGCCATCTTCTCGACAGCGCCTCTGATATGTTCGATGTTGGTGTCTATGCGAGCCATGGAGACAGCTTGAGACTGCACCATCACTTCGACTTTGTTCACACGCTCACTGAAGTTCATGAGCTTCTCGGTGTTGCTTTGGATGTCTGCCATCATCATGCTGACTGTCCAGATGATTGCTGCTGCTTGTGTTATAAGTCCAAGTAGGAGCGTTGCGGGGACACTTCTGGATATGTGCCAACCTTCTTGCTCTTTAGGCATCACTCAGGCTTCGTGGGCCATGTGATGTCGGTTGGAAAGCCAGCCTGATCTGTGATGTTACGGAGGGCTTGGCGGTATGCTGTCTGCTCTGCGGTCATCGTGCGGTCTGATAGCGCCCATACGTCTGTGACTGCGATTAGGTTGTCACGTTCTTGGCGGATTTGGCTCTCTGTTGCTGGGGGATTATAGCTAAGTGCATCTTCCTCTTCCTGAGTTACAGTGCGCTCTACCCCATCTAGACTTACGATTGGCATTAGTTAACTCCTATGCTTGAATACTTTGCACCATTCTCCGCAAAAGATTGGTTGGATTGAAGTGTAAAAATTATAGAGTTGTTCTTCTCTGCGTTTAGCATCAATCCATTCCTGTGCTGAAAATTGTTGCTGGTCAGAGCATTTGTTTTTATAAATTTGTAATTTATTTCCCATTTTGTGCGCTTTGTGCTTGAGTAGGCATCCCGAACAGTAATGTGTAAAGAGTGATACCTAGTGTTTTCACCGGGGCTATTGATGTCATCTCCGTTAAAAAGCAAATAAGAATCGGTAGTGCTATTTGTGTTATAATCTCCAAATTGTCCAATCGAGCAATATTCACTGCCAGTAATTGAATTGCCACTTGAGTCACTAAGTCTGATAAGTTGTCTTGCCCCATATTGGCCGCTGTGCTGAAAAAACCCGTCAAAATAAAAGTGTTGGATTTGATAGTCTCCCAAAGTAAAACTCAGGGATGACCCTGTTCCCATAGAAGCATCTGTTGCAACTACTGTGCTTAAACCGCCAACACCCGCAGCAGCCATGGCCCCCGCTGTAGTCGCATCAACAGACGCAATGTTACTCAAAGCCCTACTGTCATTAATAACGGTTGTACCATTAACTTTAATCGCCATCTTCGTGTTCCTTCACTATTAGCGTTATAATTACCAAGGAACCCCAGCGGTAGTCGTTGGGTTCAACTCAGCGTTGATCTTATCTGCAATCGCCTGTTCGATGTCAGCACGAACCACAGTGTTCCAGACCCAAGCAAGCACAGCGTCTTGAGTTAAGTCAGCAAACGCAATGAAGTCAGAGGCAGACGCGT